GGTTGAGATACCTAACAACATTTTTTGGGTATTTACAAACTCACTAAAGTAACACTTTAAAACCACGACACTTAGGACTTTATTTTTAATGATTACTGAAAAACTAAAGATAGCCGACCTTTCGCTCGACCCAGCCAACGTGCGAAAACACGACCGCAAAAACCTCGACGCGATCAAAGCGAGCCTGCGCAAATTCGGTCAGCAGAAACCGATCGTCGTGGACGTGAAGGGAATTGTAATCGCTGGAAATGGAACAATGACTGCGGCGCAAGAACTTGGTTGGACGGAAATTGCAGCGGTGCGAACTGAACTAAGTGGCGTGGAAGCAACAGCGTTCGCGATTGCGGATAACCGCAGCGCGGAGCTTGCAGAGTGGGATGATAAGCTCGCAGATGTCTTAAAATCGCTAGCAGCCGCGGGGCAAGACCTCAACGACCTTGGCTTTGAAAAGACCGATCTCGATGATTTAATTCCAGAACCGCCTAGCGATGATTACACGCAAAAGGTTGATGCTCCTATTTATACACCGAAAGGAGAGAAGCCACCTATAAATGAGCTTCTGGATGTAACCAAGGCCGAAGATTTTTTATCGAAGATCGAAGCATCGAACGCTCCTCAAGAAATCAAAGCATTCTTAAAAAAAGCAGCTTCACGGCATATTGTTTTCGATTATGGCAAGATCGCTGAGTTTTATTGTCACGCGGACAAAGAAACGCAATCGCTTATGGAAGACTCAGCCCTCGTGATCATCGACTTTAATAAAGCGATGCAGCTTGGATACTTAAAATTTAAAACGGAAATTGTAAGCGCATTGCAAGGCGAAGGAGAAACAAAAGCCGATGACGACGACGCAGAGTAAGCCATTTTGCATTTTTATTATATCGCATGGGCGACCTGATAAGATCGTAACGCTTGGCACGCTACGTCGATGCGGTTATAAAGGTCCAATTTTTATTGTCTGCGATAACGAGGACAAGACGCTCGAACATTATCAAAAGAATCACGGCGCTGAAATGGTCTTAGTGTTCGATAAGTTGCATTATGCCTCGCTCGTCGATTCGTGCGATAATTTCCAAAACCGCAGGACAACGACACACGCTCGCAATGCTTGTTTTGATTTTGCAGCCGAAAAAGGCTACGATTATTTTTTAGTGCTAGATGATGATTACACTGGTTTTCGCAATATATATTATAAAAATGGTTTATTTGAGAGACGACAAATCACAAATTTGAATGTGATATTTTCTTTGATGATTCAGTTTCTGGAAACAGATCAACGCATTGATTCAATATGTTTTATTCAAGGCGGCGATTGCATTGGTGGGTGTCAAGATATGGAAAAACGTGGATTTCCATTTAGAAAGCGTAAAGCCATGAACTCTTTTTTTTGCAAAACCACACGCCGCTTTTGGTTCTTTAGCCGTCTTAATGAAGATGTTAACACATACCTCGATACTGGAAAACGAGGCAGAATCTTTTTATCTGTTCCGCAAATTCAATTAGATCAAGCTCTGACTCAAGCTACGAGCGGGGGAATGTCAGACGCTTATCTTGCGAGTGGAACTTATGTGAAAAGTTTTTATACAACGATGATCTGTCCATCCTTCGCCAAGGTCACAGTTCCTGCTTCAAAGACTTCACGAAGGATTCGCAGGATTCATCATAGAATTAGTTGGAATAATGCCGTGCCAAAAATTTTAGACGCGGCTAATAAAAAAGCATGACCGACACTCCGCAATCTCCCGCAGAAATCCTAGCACGCGCCAACGTCGCCAACATTGCGGCAAAGCTCAAGGCTGGCAAGACGCTGACTGGCTCCGAGCGTAAGGCGCTTTCGGAATATCAAGCGCAGCCGGACACGTCGCTCGATGGCGTTTGGGCGAAGGACTTAACTGCACTCAGCAAAGCAATCACGCTTTCGCGGAAAGGTATTTACGAAGCACGCGCACGCTTTCCCGATACGGCTCCGGCGCGGCATCCAGATGGCAAGCAGGAGAACATCGGCGCGTGGTTGAAGTTTCGTGACGAGAACTTGGTCGGACGCGATAAGTCGAACAACACCCTCGCCGAACTCAAAGCGCAAATGATGCGCCGCGACATCGAGATTCGTGATCTCAAGATCGCACGCGAACGTGCAGAGGTAGTCGAAACCGAGGTCGTCCGAGCGATGCTGAAAACGCTGGCGCATAAAATGGATATGCTGCTGCGGCTCAAACTTGAGGTCGAATCCGGCCAGCGTTTCCTTGGCAAGAACGCGGCTGAGATTTGCGCGGAAGGTCGTCTGATGCACGACGAGATTCGGGAGGTGCTGGCAAACAACATCGCAAACTTTGAGACAGAGGCGATCAAGGAAACCATACAAGATGGCGACTTAAACGATGACGAGTGATACCCTCTATATAATTATTATCTTTACTTTTTATATAGATAGTGTATAGTATTTTTATCGCTAAGAGAATTAACTCTGAACCGATCAAAAATAAATGAAATCGCAATCAGTAACGTATATACTTCAGACTGGTGGTTATTATGGCTATTGGGCTAAGGCCGATACCATAAAAGAAGCTGCCGAGAAATTACGAAAAGTAGGAGCGAAGAAAACAGATCGAGTCGCAATGACGACAGTTCTCGATGACCCGAAAGCATTCATAGATGGTAGCGGAGGCATTTGCTTTGGAGGTAGCGAAGCGCCGGATGCGTGGTATATTCCAAGTCAATGGATAGGTTCGTTATCGCAGTTGATTAAATAATCACAGACAGATAATAATTCAAACCAAGCTCACCTTAATTGGTGGGCTTTTTTTTGGCTTGAGCAAACGCATCGACGCTCACTACATTTATTTCCTTGAGCTATAAAAAACAAACGGCGCTGCTCTCTCATTATATATTTTCGGAGCGCGACAGTTCGACGATCTACGACTGGGCGAAGCGTCACATCATCCTGCCGGAGTCCTACGCAACCGCTGGCCCATTCAACGTGCGGATCACGCCGTGGTTGATTCCGATCTTCGACGCGCTGCAAGACCCGCTAATTCGGCGAGTCCATTTCCGAAAAGCGGTGCAGATCGGCGGCACGCTGGTTGCTGACATCTGGATACCGTGGTTGATCGCGAACGACGCAGGGCCGATCTCGTGGACGATGCAGACCGACGAGATGATCGAGAAGCACGCCAAGTCGCGACTCAATCCATTGCTCGAAAGGTGCAAGCCGGTCGCAAGATTGCTTCCGCGAGTTGGCCCGATGCGAACGACGACCGACATTTATTTTGGTGGTTTCTTTCTCACGATGAACACCGCGAACCTTTCGACGCAGCAATCGCAGTCGATCCGTTACAAGGTCAACGACGAGATTTGGTTACCGAAGTGGCAGGAGGTATATGGTCACGCGATCGCTCGCGTCAGTAAATTTGAGGAGGTCGGACGTTCCAAGATTTACAACGTGTCACAAGCGCCGGTCATGGATGCGGAGACTGGCAACGTCGAGGACGTGAGTTACCGCACAGGCAACCAGCAGGAGTGGCACGCGCTTTGCCCAGAGTGCAAGCAACCGCATCCGATTATCTTCGATCAGCCTCCGCTGGTGAAGGACGGTCGACGAGGCGGGGTGGTCTGGGATCGCACGGCGCAGCGCGATGACGAGACTTGGGATGTCAAAAAGGCGGCAGACTCGGCTCGGTTCCGTTGCATCAACTGCGGTCACGAACAGCCAGACACGGACATGACCAGAGCGCACTGGCGCAATACAGGTCATTACATTTCGCAGCGTAAGGACGCACCGAAGGAGGTCGTGAGCTTTAGGATCGAGGCGCTGGTCACGCGACCGATGCAGTTTCTGGTCGAGGAGTTCTGCGAGGCTGAAAACAATTACCTTCGCAACGGTGACGAGCGTATGAAGATTGAGTTTAGAACCAAGCGCGAGGCACGTCCGTGGATTGTTGAGCGCAAGGCGGTGAACATCCTGATCAAGTCAAGTGGTTACAAGGTCGAGGATTACGCGCAGGGTCAGCCGGTCGAAAACGAAACCATCCGTTTCATGGCAATCGACCGTCAGCAGGATCACTGGTGGGCTGAGATCGGGGCGTTCAGTTCGTCAACCGGCCCACGTTACCGGCAGCTTTACTTCGGTCGGGTCGAGACACGCGATCAACTGCGTGCGCTGCAAATGCGCTACAAGGTCGCGGATGCTTGCACGACGCAAGATCGGGGCTATCGACCAGCAGAGGTTGACCGTGATTGCGCTGAGTTCGGCTGGCGCGGGATGCGTGGTCACGGTCGCAAGACTTGGACGATGCGCGACGAGAACAGCGGGACGCTGATTAACTTCCCTCACTCCGAGCCTCGGATCAGCGACTATCGAGGCGGCGACGTTTATTACTATGACTGGTCGGGTGATTATTTTAAGGACGTTTTACAGATCGCGCTGGAAGGTAAAGGCGACCTGCGCTGGGAATTGCCGGACGATGTTAATCCGCTTTACCTAGAACATCTGCGCGGCGAGTCAAAGATCGAGATCAGGACAGGCGTCTGGGAATGGAGAGAGGTCAAAAGTAATGCACCGAATCACGGTCTGGATACGAGCGCGGCGATGCTCTGCATGGCGACCATTGCTGGCATCGTTCGATTCACACCATCAACAGTATCTGTCTAATTTGACACGCCGTGCGTTATTGCATGGCACTCGACAATCCTTTCATCGGTATTGAGCAAGCGACTTTGCTCGCGTTAAAAACCAAAGTGGTCTCCGCAATCGAGGCTTGCTTGCTCAATCAGAGCTACTCGCTGAACGGTAAAAGCGTGTCTCGTGCCGACTTAGGTCGCCTCAATGAAATGTTAGGTCAGTTGCAGGGCGCTATTGACGTAGGCAACGGAAGCACCGATACAGTTACCTTCGCGAGCTTTAACGGTCTATAAAACATGGAAAACTTCGACGCTTCAAAAGTCCTGCAAAATCGTCCTTGGATTGAGCGTGCGCTGGATAATGTCGCGCCGCAATGGTCGTTGAAGCGTTTAGAGGCTCGCGTGAGCAAGGCGTTGTTCGAATATAACGCATCACAAAGCTCGCGCATCTACCAGCCCAAGACGATGGGCTTGCCGTCCGAGTCAAGTCAAACGCAGCGCAGTCGCATAGTAATGATGTGGGAAGCACGCGATCTGGTCGAAAATTTGCCGGAGGCGCGTGAGGTCAGTCGCAAGTTCGGCAACTATTTAACGCCGCATGAGTATTCTCCGGCGACAGGTGACCGTGCTTACAACGCAACGATCAGCGAATACTTTCACTCATGGTGCAAACGCGCTGATGTAACTGGTCGGCATTCGTTTAAGAAACTCGTGCAGCTTGCAGCCGAGGAGCGTCCAGTTGACGGCGATTGCGGATTCGTGATCCGGCGCGTAGGCGAGGAACTCAAGTTGCAACTCGTGCCTAGCACTCGCATTGGCAACCCAAACAATTCTGGACTTGATGCAGAAAACTACACACAAGGAATTATTACCAATGAATATGGTCAACCGATTGCTTACCGCATTTTCAGAGTCGATAAAAACGGCGTTTACTTCGGCGCGGAAGATATTCCAGCGGCGCAGTTTTGCCATTACTTCGACCCTTTCCGAGTCGATCAGTATCGAGGAGTCACCGATTTCCACGCGGCCATCAGGACGGCGCGTAGCCTCTACGAAATCCTTGAAGCCGAAAAAGCGGGTGTCCGTTTCGCCTCGCAGCAAGCTGCTTTAGTATTCACGGATCGCGGCATGGCGAATCCGCGCAACTTGTTTCAGCCGAGTCCGGCAGTAACATTGCCGAGTGGTCAGGCGCAGAAAAATGAACTCAGCGAGGTCGGGACGATTCGTTATTTCGGTAACGCGGACAAGATCGAGGTGATGCCGTCGAGACCTTCGCAAGCGTTTGCTGGCTTTGTTCAGCACTTGATGCACGAGATCGCGCTCGGTGTTGGCGTGCCGGAAGGTGTTTTATTCGGAACGCAAGACTACAAAGGCCCAAGCGTTCGCGCAGAATTTGCGGCAGCGGATCGCGTGTTCACGCGGCATCAAGGCGTGCTAGTCGATAAGGTTCTTGATCCGATCAAGGACGCGGTGATTCTGGACGCGATTGCACGCAACGAGATTGCGCCACCGAAGTTGGTGGCTGGCGAGACAATGGTGCAAGCCTTGCGCCGCGCAACGATGGGCGAGTGGCGCTTTCCTGCCAAGCTCTCGATTGATGTCGGTCGCGAGTCGGCGGCGAACATGAACGAGAACCGGCAAGGCGCGAAGTCGCTGCAAGAGATCGCGGCTGAAGAAGGCACAGATGCTTTCTCGCGGCTTGAGCAGATCGCAATCGAGGCAAGTTTTGTTAAGGAGCTTTCTACGAAATACGAAGTGCCGGAGACTTCGATCCGGCTTGTTACCAACTCACTTCCATCGACTCCGGCAGCGGCAGCGGCAGCAGGTGAGAACGTGGGGGCGGCAGCGGCAGACGCGCAGAACGCAAGCGCACAACCAAGTGCAAAGCCAGTCGAGGTTACAACCACGGATACACCTGCTGAGTTACCTTTGCAGCCGTTTGAATCAGAACACGTCACGATCAACTTCGCTGACGGCACTTACATTCCTACAAACGCGATTGCAGAGAACGCAAGGCAAGCACTCAAGGTGCGTGATACTAAGCCAGCGTCACAACGCGGCATGACCTCGGTGGGCTTGGCTCGCGCTCGCGATCTGATGAATAAGCGCCCTCAGTCCGAGGACACGGTGCGGCGCATGAAAGCGTTTTTTGATCGGCACGAGGCTGACAAGCAGGGCGAGACGTGGGACGAAAAAGGCAAGGGCTGGCAAGCGTGGAACGGCTGGGGCGGCGACGAGGGTTACGTCTGGGCAACCTCAATCGTAGAGCGTTTAAACAAGCAAGCCGACGCGCAGAAAATCAATGCGGCATCCGCAGAGGTGCGTCAGACGTTCGCGGCAATCACACCACCAGCACCAGAGGAGTGGCTGGACGCCGTGCAGAATTATCGCAGGAAACAGAATCTGCAAGTCGATGAAATCAAGGCTAGTATCATAGGTGAGAAATCAATTATCGAACTAACTAAAAAAGAATACGAATTGCCAGAGAAGCATCCTAAAGCTGGGAAATAAATAACATGATTCACACGCAGACCCAAATCGACAACCTAATCGAACTGGCAATCATCCAGCGCGTTGAGCTACGCAAACTCGTTGAGTCGTTGCCGGAGCTTCGCACGCATCTCTCCGTCGAGATCGAGCGTAATCTAAATGAGATCGAGCCAGCGATGCGCGAGGAGTTACAGGCTTATTTACTGACCGCATCACAGAGCGAACACGCTATCCTTGGCAACTCGCTCAAGCAAAAGATTGCGGAACTAGCAGTTAGCTTAGAGGACACGACCGCGCAGAAGTATTCGGTGCTGATGAACGAGCGTGCGGAGAATGATCGACTGCTGATCAAGGCAGAGGCACGGATCGCAGAGGCTGCGATTGCTTTACCTTCAGCGGTCAAAGAGATCGTCCTCGATGAGCTTTCACGTTTCCCGCGAGCGAATCAAATCGACCAACTGCGGAAAGAATTTGCGGAGCCAGCGAGCTTGAATCCTCGCGGCAAGTGGCAGATCGGCGAGACGTATAACAAGCTCGATCTCGTCTCGATTAACGGCAACAGCTTTATCGCGAACGAGACAACGACGGAAAAGCCGACGATGAACTCGACGGCGTGGACGCTCAACTCATCGAAGGGCGGCGTTGGTGCTGGCATCACTTCGATCACAGAACTTACTGGAACTCCAAGCAATGGAGAAACTCTTATCGGTAACGGTCAAGATTACGTCAAGTCGACCCTGACTGCTGGTAACGGTATATCTATCACGAATGGTGCTGGCTCGATTACGGTTACGGCAACCGGCGGCGTGAACTTTCAAGGCTCTTGGAACGCATCGACAAACACACCGACACTCACATCGAGCGTCGGCACGACTGGCTTTTTCTATATCGTCAGCGTTGCGGGTTCAACGAATCTCAACGGTGTAACCGACTGGGAAATTGGGGACTGGGCGATCTTCGGCACTAGCACTTGGACGAAAGTCGATAACACTGATAAGGTTTCGAGCGTGTTCGGTCGCGTCGGTTCCGTCGTCGGAGTTTCCACGGATTATAGCGCGGTCGGTATCACGAACACTGCGCTCGGAGCGAGCAACCCTTCGACGGTTGCAGCGACTACGATTAGCGCAACGTCAACAATTTCAGCGACTGGCGCGGTGACTGGGTCGAATCTCAGCGGCACGAATACAGGCGACCAAACAAATATCACCGGCAATGCGGCGACTGCTACCGCGTTGCAGACTGCCAGAAATATAAACGGAGTTAGCTTTAATGGAACCGCGAACATCACGGTGACGGCTGCTGG